GAACATCTAAAGAAATCAGCACAAACCAAACCAGCAACAGTAGAGGAAACAAAATAATGGCCCGTATTGTCCTAACAGATGCTTCAGTTGTAATCAACGGCATCAATCTAAGTGAGTTTATTACGAGCGTGGCATTAAGCACGACCGATGATGTGGTTGACACAACAGGTATGGGTTCGGCTGCTGCGCGTACTCGTATTGGTGGGCTTGCTGATAACTCAGTTACTCTTGAATTTAATCAAGATTTTGCAACATCTGCACCTGAAGTAACAATTAACGCAGTTGGAGCATCACTTGTTGGAACAAATGTAACTTGTGTTGTAAAGCCAACATCTGCAGCGGTTAGTGCAAGCAATCCTAGTTACACATTCTCAGCCGTTGTTGCCGAGTGGCAACCACTTTCAGGTGCGGTTGGCGAACTTGCAACAGTTTCAACAACTTGGCCAATCTCAGGCAATATCACAAAGGCGGTTTAACAAATGGCTCGTTTAGTTTTAACAAATGCTTATGTTCTTTACGCAAGCAACGACATTTCTCAATATGTGACTTCAGTTTCATTAAGTTCAAGCGTAGATGTTATTGAAACCACAGGCCTCGGCTCATCAGCTCGCACACGCGTTGGTGGATTGTTTGATAATTCAATTACTCTTGAGTTCAATCAGGATTTTGCAGATAATGCTCTTGAAGAACTTATCAACGGCACATCACTTGCAACATCAACTGTTGGAACTGCGGTAGCAATGGAAATTCGCCCTGTCAATACAACTGTAGGTGCGGGCAATCCAAAATACACATTTAACGCTTTGATCGCAGAATGGCAGCCACTTTCAGGTGCCGTTGGTGAGTTGGTAACTGCAAGTGTAACTTGGCCAATTTCAGGCGTTATTACAAAAGCAATTTCATAATCTACTAAGGGGGAAAAGATGGATGGATTAGCAATCAAGGTAAAAACAACTGATGGTGTTGAGGCCTCTTACAAGTTGACGCCTCGCATCATTGTTGCATTTGAACAACAATTTGGTAAAGGTATGCCAAAGTTGCTAGGTGAAGAACAGAAAATGGAACACATTTTTTGGATTGCTTGGAAAGCGATGCAGGTTAATGGAGTTGTTGTAAAACTTTTTGGACCTGATTTTTTAGACACTATCGTTTCCGCAGAATTGGATGCTGATAGTTCTTTCGAGTCCACCGCAACAGCCTAACTTATACGATTGCAGCCGTTGCGGTTGAAACAGGAATCAGTCCGATAGATTTATTGGATGCACCTGAAGGAATCCTTGAAGCAATCACTATTTATATGAAGGAACGAGCTAAAGCCAATGGCTGATGATGTAATTGTTCTTACAGGTATCAAGGAAACTTTGGATGCGCTAAAAGAGTTTGATAAAGATGCGGTTAAACGCTTCAATAAAGTTATAAATACTGAACTTGCAGGGGCGCAGCGAGATGCCAAAAACTTAATTAGCGATGAACCGCCCATGAGTGGCTGGCGCAAAGCAGATGCCGCTAAAGGCAAAACTCGCGGTGGCGCTGGTTGGCCTGGATGGAACGCTGGAGAGATTAAATCAAAAATCACTAAGACACGCGCTGAAGGTAAAGTTCGTAAAGGTGATTTTACAACTAGCGCTGGTGCTTTGCTCAACAAATCTGCAGCAGGTGCAATTTTTGAAGTTGCAGGCAGGCAAGCATCAGGAACTAAGCGAATGTTTGCAACAGATAGCGGTGGACAATTCCTAAGAACTTTAGGCAACAGATTTGGCAAGGCTTCGCGTGTAGTATGGCGTGTTGTTGATAAAGATAAAGCAAAGATTCAAGCAAATGTAGATCGTGCTTTAGAAGAAGCAAAAGCACAATTACAAAGAGAATTGAACAGAGAGCGAGCATAACAAATGGCAGTTGGCGCAATTGTAGCCCGCATCCTCACCCAATATTCTAATAAAGGTTCAAAGGCTGCTCAAAAAGATATTGTTGCATTACAGAAAAGATTTGATGCTTTTGGCAAAAAAACTGCAAGAGCATTTGGTGTTGCAACCGCAGCATCTGCAGCATTTGCAATTAAAATTGGCACAGATTCGGTTCAAGCTGCAATTGCAGATCAGAAATCACAAGCATTACTTGCAAATTCTTTACGCAATACAACTGGTGCTACAGATACCGCAATTGCTGCCACTGAAACCTATATAACCGCAATGCAAAAACAATTCTCAGTTGCTGATGATGATTTAAGGCCAGCGATGGCGCGGTTGGCTGCTGCTACTGGGTCAATTACAACCGCACAATCTTTAATGCAAACTGCGCTGGATGTAAGCGCATCATCAGGTGCCGATCTTGCAACATCTGTTGGCGCAATTATCAAAGCAACCAGTGGGCAATTTAAGGCACTAAAAACACTTGTACCTAGTTTAAGCAACGCAACCATTAAATCAAAAGACTTTGGCAAGGCACTTGAAGAAGTTACAAAAGCAACATCAGGTGCAGCAGCAAAGCGTGCTGGCACTCTTGAATTTAGATTGCAAGGTTTAAGAATTGCATTTGGTGAAATCCTTGAAACTCTTGGTTATGCACTTTTGCCAGTTATGGAAAAGTTTGCAACAGTAATTTCAACAAAAATTTTGCCACAACTCGAAGCATTTATTGCGGCCAACAAAGACAAATTGGCAGCATCATTTAAGGTAGCCGCAGAGTTTGCAGTGCAATTCCTTGCAGCCCTTATCTCTATTGGGAACTGGATTGCAAACAATACTGGCAAAGTAAAAGCAATGGCCGCCGCTTTTGCACTATTGTTTGCCGTTGGTAAAATTTATTCAATGATTACTGCCATCAATTTGCTAACCGCTGCTCTTGGCAGAATGAATATTGCAATGGGTGCAGGTTTAATTGGCCCAATGACAAAAGGCGCTGCAAAGGGTGGATTATTTGCAACGGCTGGTGTTGCTCTTGCTGGTGGCAGTTTCTTTAATAATCTCGGCACCCAAATTGTTGGTGCAATTCCTGGTACAAAAGCCTACAAAGCAAAAACTGCAGCCAAAGTCTTAGGCGGAAATTTGCCAATGTCACCATCTGCAGGCGATGTAATGAATGGTTTTGGTCAAACAAAAGGAACTATTCCAACAGTTAATAATGAACTTCAAGCATTTATTGATGCACTTAATGCGGCAAATAAATCACTTAAAACTACCAAGACATTGCAAGATAAAATCAATGCTGAAGCGGTGCGCCAAAATCTTGCACGCCAAGCAAAACTTTCAGGTTCATCAACAATTGCTATTGGTGGTGCAGGCTCACTTGCTTATGGCAACAAGGGAACAAGTGTAGTTGTAAATGTTGCAGGCTCAGTTTCAACTCAAGAAGATTTAGTGACATCCATTGTGAACGGCATTGAACGCACAACTCGCCGTAGCTTTGGAAGCGTTGGAGCGTTTGATAGATAATGGCAGCCTTTGATGGAGTTACTACACCTGCAGTTGCAGTTCAATTTCTAAAAAGTGGAACTTGGACTTCAGTAACAACAACTGATCTAATCAAAATTGACATCCGCCGTGGTCGAACACGCCAAAATGAACGCGATCAATCAGGCATTTCAGTTGTTGTTTTTAACAATACAAGTGGTTATTACGACCCTGATAATACAAGCGCTGGCAGTCCCTGGGTGGTATCAGGCTCAAGTATCTTGCGTGATGGCTTGCAAATGCGCATTGTTGCAACAATAAATAGCACGGCTTATTACCTTTATTATGGTTATTTGGAAGAAACCAAAGTTAACCAGGGTGAAGCGCCAAGCGTAACAATGACTTTTGTTGATGGCATTGCATACATCGCCGATGCGCAGGCACCAGCACTGGCAACTGCAGCAAACGCCGAAACCGCAGCCACACGCGTTGGCCGTATGCTCGACATTGTGGGCTGGCCAGGTGGCGGTTCACGCTCTTTGACTGGCACTGTAAGCCTGTTAAAGACAGTGCAAAATCGTTCTTGTATGGATTTAATTTACCAGGCAGTTGATGCCATTGCTGGCCGTTTTTATATCTCACGCTCAGGTGTAGCAACACTTGTTCCATTAGCCGATAAGTTCAGCCGCCCAACTCAGTTGCTTTTTACTGATACTGGTGCAAGCAACACGGCACCTTATATGCAACTTTTTACAAATCCTGGTACTTATTATGTAGTCAATCAGGCAGTAGTTAACCGTGGAAATGCTAACAAGCAATACACATCACAATATAACCCAAGTGTGAGCGCTTATGGCATTGCTAAAAACCCTATTGATGCACCTGTTTCTACAGATTCCAATGCTCAAAATTTAGCTTTATACGAATCACGCAAACTGGCAACACCTGTTACTTATGTTGAGCGCATTGATTTCAACGCTTTAGCAATTGGCACAAACGGGTTGCTTTATCCTGATTTCTTATCAACAGAATTGGCCGATCAGGTGAGCGTTGTACGCACAACCTATGATGGCCGCACTATTCAATGGAACCTTGTGGTTGAAGGTATGGCTCACACCATAACACAAAGCAATTGGATGGTTTCTTACACCACTTCAGCCATCAATCCGTATTCAATTACAATCTAGGGGGTAGATGATGCCATTATGTCCACAAATCACTAACACCCCTATCACAGTTTCTTTAACTGCAGATTTTACAGTTACCAATGTCATTCCTGTTTTGCCTGCGAATACTGAACAACTGAATGAAGTAATTGTGTTGGCTGATGGAAAAACAAAAGCCTTTTATCAAGCAACCGCGCCAACTGTCGGTGTAAGCGAAGGCGATATTTGGTTTGATACTGATGATGGCAACAAACAGTATTATTACAATGGCACCGCTTGGGTATCGGTACAGGATACGGCTATTGCGGCAGCAACTTCGGCAGCAGCAGCAGCAACTGCAGCATCAGCAGCGGCGGCAGCAGCAGCGGTTGCAGCTCAATCAACTGCCGATGGAAAGAACAAGGTATTTCGCCAAACTTCAGCGCCAACAGCATCGGCCGCAGGGGACCTTTGGTTTGATACTGATGACGACAACCGCATTTACCGTTGGAGTGGTAGCAGTTGGGTAGCAAATGATCTTGGTACAAATGCCTTAGCCAATTTTAGTGCCAATAAAATTACTTCAGGAACAATTGATGCTTCAGTAATCACTGTTTCTAACATCAACGCTGGCAACATTTCAACTGGCACATTGGCGGCAGATCGAATTTTGGCAGCAAGCATTACAGGTTCAAAAATTGCTGCTAATACAATTACCGCAGCCAACATTACTGCAGGCACAATTACAGCAACTGAAATTGCCACAGGAACGATTACCGCAGCAAAGATTGCGACTGGCACAATTACTGCAACTCAAATTGCTGCGGGCACAATTACAACCGACAAACTTGTTGCTGGAACACTTACTGGTTTTCTAGTTCAAACAAGTTCGGGTTCAACCTCAGTAAGTCTTGATGGTTCAAGCAATTCAGTTACATTCAAAAATAGTGGCAGCAATGTCGGCCACATTGTTCCGCTTTCCAGCAATGGTGTTCTTATGCATTATGGAGCAAGCGCCGATGGTTCGGGTGGAACATTTCCGCAGTTATATGTAAGTTCAAGCAATGCATTAGTTGCTGCAAGCAATTCAATTTATGTAAGCGCATCAACAAGTCTTGGAATCAACTTGCAAGGCACAACAGCGCTCAACAGTCAAACAAACTACCCAGGTATTGCAACTGGTTCAGGTAGCACAATGGTTGTTGTCACTACAGGTTCTCGCATTGCTTACACCACATCATCTGAACGCTTCAAAGAGCAAATTCAATACATCAACACAACTGGTTGGCTTAACAAAGTTTTGGCAATGCAACCAATTACTTACAAAACAAGTGAAGATTTTACAATTGAAGGTGAGCCAAACGATGAACAAATTGGTTTTCTTGCTGAAGATATTTTTGATATTGGCGGTGGATTAGAAAAGGCAGTTGTCCTTGACCCGCTAGGTGACCCATTCTCATTGTCTTATGATCGCCTAACTGTTTTCTTAATGCTTGCAATCAAGGAACTTAAAACTGAAATAGACCAACTCAAGGGGGAATAATGGAACAAGAAATAGACATTCAAGAAGTCTTAAAAAATATGCGTGAAACCATCGGCGTACTTGCCCAGGAAAACGCAGTTCTAAAAGCACAACTCACACTTAACTCATAACGGGAGAACCGCGCAAATGACACCAGCAAACTGGGCAGGCTTAATTGTCTCAATCATCGCAATCGTAAGTGCCTTTGCAGGCTCAGTTCGATGGCTTGTTAAGCATTACCTGAACGAACTCAAGCCCAATGGTGGCAGCAGTTTGAAAGATGCAGTTAATCGCCTTGAAGCACAAATGGATATTGTGCTTGACTTATTGGCAAAGAAATGAAGGCAACACCAGCGGCAGTGGCGGTGCTACGCCAAGCCACCGCCCTGAAGCCATTGCGTAAGAAGTTATCTGATGGGCTTTTGCCATCTGCTGCCCATCAGGTTCAAAATCCAAAGTCAGATCACAATACTGGCCTAGCCGTGGACCTTACCCACGACCCTAAAGGTGGCATTGATTGCGTTGAAATCTTTGAAAAGCTAAAAGAGGATAAGCGCGTTGATTACTTGATTTTCAACGGCAAAATTTGGTCAAAGGCAAGAGCCAAAGAAGGCAACCGCAAATACACGGGTTCAAATCAACACACGAAGCATCTTCACATTTCCATCAAGGAAGATATGGCAACAGATACATCACCCTGGTTTTGGTGGCTTAATCAGCCCAAAATAATTACACAAATCGGTG